CATTACTTGCTGATGTTGAGGCGGCAGAAGCTGAGTTTGCTGAATTAGTTGCCGATGTTGCGGAATTGGTTTCTGATGTTGAAGCAGCAGATGCAGACGAAGCTGACTGAGAAGCAGATGTGGCTGATGCAGATGCAGACGTTGCAGAGTTACTTTCTGACGTAGCCGCCGCAGAAGCTGAGTTAGCCGCTGCTGTCTTGCTCGCTAATGCATTAGTCTCAGATGTTGCTGCGTTTGTCTCGCTAGTTGATGCATTACTTGCTGACGTTGCAGAAGCAGTCTCGCTATTAGCAGAGTTCGTTTCAGATGTTGCCGCATTGGTGGCTGATGTCGAGGCATTAGTTTCGCTAGTCGCCGCATTAGATGCAGAGGCTGAAGCCTCGCCAGCCTTTGTCGTGGCTATGCCAGCTTGAGTCGTGGCTATGCCAGCTTGAGTCGTGGCAGTTGTAGCACTAGAAGCCGCATTGTCTGCTTGTGAGGTTGCTAGAGCAACTTGTGCCGCACCATTACTGGTAGCAAGTGCCGCCTGTGTGGTTGCAGTCGATGCTGAAGCCGCACTAGCAGTTGCTGAGTTAGCACTATCTGTTGCTTCGTTAGCAGAAGTAGTAGCAGAACCTGCGGATGCTGTTGCACTGTTAGCTGATGCTGTCGCTGAAGCGGCTGAAGCGTTCTGTGATACAAGAGCGGCGGCTGCACTAGAGGCAGCGTTGTTAGCTGATGTGTCTACATATGACTTATTTGTAGCATCGTTAGCGTCTGTAGGTGTAGCTAGGTTCTTGATAACTTTGTTCTGTGCATCCCACTTACCATCAGCGTCAAAAGCAATAGCATCGTTAGCTCTGTCATTAGCTTCCTGAGAAGCGTGGAAAGTCTGGATACTAGAGTTGTCTAAGTCTTCCTCAGTAAGAACTGAGCCAGATGCAAAGTCAACTGCACGTGCTGTAAGGGAAGTAGTACGTCTGACTTGTACTAGCGTACCAGACGCAGGTGCAGAGGTCAGAGTTACTTCGGAAGAAGATGGAAAAGTAAGGCCAGTTTCAGCCACACCATCAACTGTTACACTAATTTCACTAGTGTCTGTGTATGTAAAGGGAATACTAAACGTAGTTGTAGCGTTATTCCCCGTATAATTTTGATATGAAAAAGCCATTACTTATCCTTATGTTTCGTCAATGTTGTAACTTTAGGTTAGTTAGCAAGCTCGTTAGCTACTCCGTTTATTACTTGTCTAGCTCCATATAAAGACTGTGCAGGTAGTATCCTCAGAAGAGTTCTATACTCACTCTCAGTCATGTCACCTTCCCAAATATTCTTACCAGATTTTAAGCCAGCTTGAACAAGAGAGAAAGCAGGTGGAGTAATGGCATAACTATTACCATTCATAGCACCAGTAGTTAATTGCGTAATGTAACCAAATAAAGAAACAGCACCTATCTGGTTCAAAGCTCCTATAGGCCATCTCTCAGGGGCCATGTTCTCTTTGATATACTCATCTGCATCACTACGTCCCATAGCATTTAGCTGAATACGTGTAGCATACATCAGACCACCCATGAAAGCAGATGAAGCTAGTACCTTGGCTACTGCCATATCACCTGCTCCAACTCTGACACCTAATCTCTGTGTCTGTTGTTCCATAGATGACATAGTAAAGCTTAAGAACTGGAAGAATGTCTTACCAAACTCAGTACGCATAAACTTATTAGTAGAAGCTATATTAGCTTCCTGTACATTCTGTCTAGCGTCCTTAAAACCTGCGGCTTGAAAGGCTTCCCTAACATCATCGTCCCACTGGTCTAGGTTTAACTTCTTAACTGTACCGTTAGCGTTCTTAATAACTGTATCGCTTCGTATAGTAGCCTGTATTCTAGCTGACATCTCTTCTGAAAGACCTAACTGTTGTCTCTTTCTAACAGAGAAGGGTAGGCTGTCAAGAGTCCACTCGTTTGTAAAGTGTCTCATGCTCATTCTACGTAGTGTCTGTGTAACACCAGTCAATCCAGACCAGTAAGCTACACCCTTCTGCGCTGATTGTGTACCCTCTAATAGTTTGGTACTCCAACCTTTCCTCTCAGGCCATGCACGTTCTGGTGAGATAACACTACCCATGTCATCGACATCGTAACGTGTGACGTTCTGCCACTTACCTAGTGCTACTTCCTCACCTAATCCGAAAGCATCTACAAGCTCTGACATAAGTTCGTCATCAGCTTGGCCCTGACCTAGTTTAGTCATAAGGTTCTTATACTCAGGAGCAGACCTTAACACAGTCTTAAATGAGTATTCAAATAGTACGTTACTTAACTCCATGATAGCTGACATACCAGACATACCCATGTTGACAGCAAAGCTAAATGCTCTGAAGCCGATAGCCATGTCACGTGTTCTGTTACTTACTTCTTCACGCTGTGCTAGTCTACCAGTAATACCATCATACATAAACTGAAGAGACTTAATCTCTGAGCGTATCTTCTCTTGGTCTGCTAGGGGTTTAGCTTTAGCTTCGTTAGTAATCTTTGTTAGTATAGCCTCAAAGCTAGAGTTAGGTGCGTTAGTGTTAATACCATTACGAGCAAGGCCAATAGCACCTGATAGTTGGAAGATGTAACTATTGACTAGTTGTTCTGCATCTTCTTCTAGTAGGTCACTAAACCTAAACTCTTCAATAGAACCGTCAGCAGTACGTAGTGCTACCACTGCACCCTCGTCTAGCACCATACGATGTCTAGCTCTCTTATGTGCTTTAGGTATGTTAGTACGTGTCATTAGTTCTGTGATACCGTCAATCTCATCTGCCTTAAACCCTGCGGCTGTAAGAATGTCTGACAAGTCTTCAAGGTTCATCTCGTTAGCACCAGCATGTCCCATCTTACCTAACTTAGGGTCAGTGATAGACTTTGTATATGCCTTTGCAATACGAGAGATGTATGTTTTAACTTGGTCAGGAGAACCCTTACGCTTACCGTTACTACGCTTAACTAACCACTGCTTAACATTCTCTTCAATGTTAGGCTGTCCCTTACGTATAGCTTCCTCAACAAGTTGACTTATCTGTAGTTCAGCATCGTCACCTAGTCTTGCCTGTAATGCTCTAATCTTTTCATCATTAAAGATACGAGACATATAGTTAGGATGGTTGTTTAGCATATCCATACTAAAGCCAGCTACATCATTCTTAACGGCTTCTTCAGCTATCTCACGCTGTACTTTCTTTAGAGCCTCTCCTACTTCTGCTACTTCAGCAGGTACGTTAGTATCAATACCACGTACATATCTACTTACAAGAGCATTAAACTCAGCGACAGATTGTCCTGTGTTTCTCTTCCACACAGCCTGTGCATTAGGCATAAGCTTAGACAGTCTATTGCGATACCTTAGTTGTAGCATCTCTGCTGTTTCAGAGGCTGATACATTAGTAGCAAGCTGACCGCCCTTGTAACCAGCACTGTTCATGCCTAACAGACTAGAGGTGTACCTTATCCACCCTAAGTCTGAGTTAGCTGTCTGTGCGCCAGCAGAGAGGATGTTACGTAGCCCAAACATATTCCAACCAGCAATCTTAGGCATGGCCTGTACTGTTGCTTCGTCCGTAGCTGAAGCGGCTGCTCTTGTAGGAATACCATCTATAGACTCAATGAACTTGTCACCCTCTAGCTCTTTGTTAATCATCTTAACAGCCAGAGCATCTACGTTGTACTCATCATGGAACCGTCTTTCTACTTCTGTAAGCTCTTCACCCTTGGCTACTTTACCAGCAATGCGAGAACGATGTCCTGCTCTGATAAAGGCAGTAGTGGCGGCATCTATACCACCAGTAATACCAGCACCTAGACCTGCGGCTACCATTACATCGTTACCGTCTATGTCGTACCTATACTTTGCTCTGATAGATTCAAATGCTGCTAATTCTGCACCACCTAAGGCGGCTAGTTTAGCTGTCCTGTAGGCATTACGTCCCTGCTTACCAGCACCTATAAGAAAGGCACCAGCACCAGCGACAGGCGTACCCACAGCAGTAGCGGTGGCAGAGGTAGCAAAGATAGCTCCCCACTCAACAGGGTCAAACATAGCGGCTAACACGTTAGCTGTTACGCCTGACCACCCGTCTGCATTAATCTGCTGTAGGTTCTTCTGTGTTCTAAGAAACGAATCTCTTGCTAAAGTAGCACTAGACAGCCCGTTATTCTGTGCCTCTTCGATGACCTCACGTACAGCAGTACTATCTTCTAACCCTGCTGTAAGTTCTTGGATTAACTCAGGGGTAAACTTAGTGATAGGTTCACTAGGTACTGAGGTCATCCTGTCGAAGTTGTTAATAACAGTAGGCAGAACCCACTCCTCTTGGATAGAGTTACCCAAGCTAGTGAAGAACTGTGACTTCTGGTTATCCATAGCCATCTGTTGTTTTGTTAAAGTAGCCTCATCTACAGTAGAAGCAATGGGAAGTGTGTTCTCATTCAACTCCTGTAGATTTAAGTCTTTGAACAAATCGTTCTTAAATTCTGCCATTCTGTTATATCCTCAAATTTTAATCAAATAGGTCAACCATGCTTTTCCAAGCGTTCTCTAACTTATCAACAGCAGTACCTGCGATACCCCACTCCATCTCTCGTATGGATGGTAGGTTATCTACATCTACTTTTGTTACACCATCTATCCTACGAATACGTAAGTCTTTGTCGTGACCATAAGATGAGACTTTAACTTTATCACCAGTATTACCACCAATGTAGTATAGCTCGCCATCTTCAGATTTAACTACAATACCTACATGTCCAAAGGAAGTTAGCTTCTCACCTTCTGCTTTAAAGTAAGCATCTCTATCAGCTTTAGTATGAACCTTAACCATGATGTCACCAGCTTTTACATTAGCTAGTTCGACAGGCTTACCTATCTTTAAGTAGTTCTTAGAACGAATAGCTGCGTACTTATCGGTTGTTCCCATAAGCTTATTAGCATCTACACCTGAATCGGCAAGAACTTGTGCTACAAAAGCGGCACACCAAGCATTGGCTTTGGCAATTTCCTCAGGAGTACCCTTGAAAGCTTTACCACCAACAATGTTATTAAACATACCTTCTACAGCCTCTGCACCATTCTTACTTCCCTCGTCAATACCCATGTACTTAAGAGCAGCGGTAACAAAGTCAGGTGCTGTAGCCATAGCTACTACATCCTCACCCTTAGGCTGTACACCTACTAAGGCAGGTGTGATTTCAGTACTAGCGTTAGCACTAGGTATGATAGCATCAGAGACAGCGGCAACTACATCACCAGCAGTTTCTTGAACATTACTAGCAAGAGTAGAGGCCACCTTCATAGCTCTGTCTGCTGTCTGTGTGGCCCACTTAGTAGCACTAAGAGTACCATCTTCAGCTACGTTGTAAAGCATATTAAACTTAGCTTTAGCTAGAGCCTTACCCTGTTCTATAGAACCTTCAGCGTACTGAGTAGCTTCGTTGATTGCTTCCATAAACTTAGGCCACTCCTTAGTGACGTTAAATCTACCTAGCTGGTAGCCCATCTGAATCATAGCAGACTTAGCTGTGGCTGGTAAGTTATCAAAGCCATCTACTACACTAGAGAAGTAGTCAGATGTCTTCTGTACCTTTAGCTGTACGACAGCCTTAGACTCTTCTGGCTTTACGTTATTAATGTCTTCAATCAAAGCACGTTCATCAGGTTCTAGTGAGGCTACTTGTAAGCCGTGACCTACTGATGGTTGTCCCATATCATCATACTGTGCGGCTCTGAAGCCTTCATCTCCAATGATTTCATCTGTGACTGCTGCATTAGCTGAACCTATTATACTAAAGTCAGTATCAGATA